GAACTATATCCCGACGAGTTAAACTCTTCGGATTACTAGGCTCCTTACCATTCTTATATAGTCGGGTATTGCTCATGCTTTAATAGGTACTGGATCCCCAGCCTTCGACCCAAGGCTTTCGGCCTTTGGTGTTTGGTCAATGGGTAACGGCCTGAGCTCGAGGGTTACAGGTTGTGGGTTGTTAACCCCTGGCTCGGCTGGAGGAACCGTGGTTACTACCGAGCCCCAGCGTGGTACGAGGGGCATGAGATGCTACCTTTATACTGAGATAGTGACTGCTTCGCCAGGACCGTAACCAGCACCGTTTTTGGAGAATACACCGTATGTATAAGTTCCACCGTTTGTTACTGAATCCGCAAAAGTTTTTGCTCCACCCGCAGTATTGTAGGTGTAAGTTGCGTCAGATACATTAACAATTGTAGAAGTTGCAGCTGCAAAAGCAGCCGCTTCGGTTGCGTCCAAAGATCCGTCCGCATATGTTGCTGATTGGTCAGTGTCAAATCTGTGAACACAGATGTAATCTATATCTCCCTTAGACATCGGGTCGTTCCATGATAAGTTTATATTTGCCATTATTTTTAAAAGTTTGTGGTTAAAATATGATTATAGGATGAATGTAAAAAGTAAGCGTATCAACCGGTTGCGGGTCTCTTGATTTTAAACATCTCAGGGTGAGATACCTTACGATTTTTTACTTCAATCTTGAGGACTTTTTCCGCAAGAGCCATCGGCGATAGGCTTTCAAGAGCGTTAATGATTGCTTTTGTCTGTATAGTCTCTTCGGGCGTTGTCTCCCGGTCAAGCATGCGTGCGAGGTATCTTGCTCTTTCCTTTTGAAAACGTTTTTCAAGATGGAGAAAAGATTCATCGGTCGTTAATTTTTTAATATCAGCAAGCTGATCGAATACTACTAGGTCGGACATTATATTTGGCTTAGATCAAAAGAAGCTACTTGCACATCCGAGTACACCCACATACCTGTACCTAAGTAATTGTAGTGTATAATATTTCCTACAACCCAACCAGAAGTTGAGTCTGTTGTTGGTAGGGAGAATGAGGTTGCATCCGTAAGTGTTACAGTTGTTATACCATCCGGTAGTGTGAGTACCGCACCGCCAGAACTGTCTACATCAATAACATACCCCTCAACCGTGTCATATTGAGAAAACCAGGATCGACTTGAACTGTCTACATAGCCGGATTCTGTAGTGGGTGACCCAACCGGTGAAAAAGATAAGGATAGAGATTCTTCAATCGCAGCTAAACTGCTCGGGCCGCTGGCTGGAACACTTTCGCTTGCGGATAGGTTTGACGGGCCAGAATTTGGTACAGCAATCTGTTCGCTTGCGGCTAAAGAACTCGGGCCGTCGGCTGGAACACTTTCGCTTGCGGCTAAAGAGGTTGGGCCATTGGCTGGAACCTGAGCCTGAGGAATACTGACTGTACAGTTTTCTACCTTACCATTGGCTGGGTTTCTCCAAGCAACAGATATAGTATCCGCATCTCCATCACCCGTTATATCGCACAATCCGACTTTAACAGAATAACCGCCGCGATTTTCCCGATACTGAATATATTCAGGAGAGTATTTTGAAAGCTGCCTCGGTTCACGAGACTGCTTACCATTGCGGTACTTGCGCATTATTTATGCGACAGCGTTAGCTCGGTAGTTTTTGCTGATCGCTCCCGTTACTCGGTTGTAAGAAGAACCCCAAGCTCCACCAAATTTAGGTGTGAAAAATCCAAACTGACGTTCAACAGTTACTACTAAAGAACCAGCTTCATCAGATGCTTTTCTAATATCTAAAGCTTTTTGTTGTTTCGTGCTAAGTGGTTTGGTGCTTTCTTTTGCGTGTGTGTACTTTTTCATAGATAATTATCCTTGGTATTGATTCATGCCTTGTGGGTTACTATTACCCATACCAGCAGTTGCTGCCTGAACGCCATCGGTTGGTTCTGGACTCTCCCCCTGCGACGCCGCATTGTCACCAAGCATTTTAGCGATTTCTGCTTCTGTTTTTGGATCTGCTGGAGCTTCAGGTGGAAGTAATTCATCAGTCTTTTCAAATCCCATCGCATCAAGAATGCGTTTAAGCATAGGACGAATAAATGGACGCATTTCTGGAGGTGATTGAAAATAGCGATCCTGAGTTTGTAATGCTAAGTTTGCTTTCTCTATAGCCCTTTGGCCTTGATCCTGAGACAGTATGACTCGAACATTAATTCCAATATCTTTAATCGCTTCAGGAGACATGACACCAAAGGCTCGAACATCTCCTTCCATGTATTCAAAGACTTCTTCTTCATCAATGGTAGCCATTGAGACCTGTACAAGTTTAGTCAAGTGATCCTCAAATCCACGAACAATTCTACGCATCCAACGACGACCAATTTTAGACGCTTCACGCAGTGTTGCTTCAACCCCAGTAGCAGTATTTGCAGGAGCTAGTGCCTGATAATCTCCCTGAGCCATGTTGGAAACACCAAGCCATAGCTGAACAATTCCAAATACAAAATCAATCAATTCCTGAGTTCGCACATCAACATTAGGAACCGCAGCGAAATTCATGAAGTCATCAATGCTGTACTGGTCTTTCAATTCAAATATTTTTCCAGCATGTAATTCCACATCCTCAGGCTCATCTTCTACGGCCTGTGGATTGACACCAATAATTGGATTCGCAGCGAGTTCATTACGATAGCTCTGAGAATTAAATTGTTTATCAACATATTCCTGAAAAGAACGGATTCTTTCGGGAAGACTGCGACCACACCATTTATTACGTTCTTTACCGATTGATACTACGGTATATGGAATATGATTATCAGGAGTCAGTTTTGCAACGAATTCATAAAAGATTGGTTTCTCAGTTTCTGGATCTATGAATATACAAAATTCTTGTGGTTGTCCGGTTCCTAGGACATCTCTCTTCATCCAACATTCAAGGATTTGAATACTTGGGTTTTCATCTGAATCAAAGTCCAGGTTTTCTTTTCTCTCCTCATTCTTTTCAATCGGACTTCTTGGATTTGCATCCTTGTTAACCATGTTGTAAAAATCAGCAAAGCTTAACCAATCACGATCAAGAAACATTTCTCTAGCCCAGCGCAAATCCTTGTCATACATTTCAACAACGATGTCAGCATCCTTAATAGATTCGGCATCTGATGGGCAAAGAAAACGATCAGAATCTACAACCTCCGACCTTGGGCCTTTGTACTTTACCATTTGAGTTGGGACTCCTTCCGGAAGTGGTTGGAATTCGTGTACTCCCGGAATCATTTGGAAACTGGGATCAGACGCAAGTCGAAGTTCTGAGTCTCCGGTCATTGGGTTGAGTTCTGGAATGAACTGGTCCTCGCCTTCAATTATTGGTCCTTGGCCTGGGATCTGTTCAAACTCCTGAGTCTGTAAATTAAAGAGTCCATTTCTTTCGTAATCGTACCATGTAGATACATCTTCTTCGTACACAGCTTTCAGGACTAGGGCTCTTTGGATAAATAAATGAAGGTATGATTCTTCCAGTCTTTCTCTGGTATTTGCCTGATCCTCAATTTTCCAGTTGAAGTATTTATCGTATGTCTCAGCCATATCAATATCTCCAGCTCCCTGAGCTTCGAATTTAAAATATGGAGATGTTCCAGTGATCTCATCCTCAGCACGAGCCATGAAGTGATCAACCACAAGACTGGTCATAGGAACCGAAAGATTAGAGTGGTTAAATATCCCGTCGTACCCTACCCGATCTGTACGATCGTTGTGATACATTTTCCATGAAGTCTTATCGTTCTCAATACGCTCCCTATTATCTTCCTTTAACTGTTCAACTCTTTCGAGTGCGTATTTAACAAGTTTTTCTTCCTGTTTTTTTGTAAGTCGTAAATTTGTTTGTTTCATGAAATTCCAAGCGACTGTGCTTTTTTGATGACCTTAACCATCATATTTAACTCTTTCTCTTCTATGTCCGCAATGCGTTGCGTTTTTTGCGCATCTGTCAGGTTACTTGCACTTTCGACCTTTGACTTAAGTCTGCTGAACTTATTCTTTTGGGCTTCGAACGCTTTTAATTGGCTGTTGATTGAGAGCAAAGGTCGGAGGTCGTTGTTTACCAAGCTGTAGGCTCTTGGACTGATCTTCTTAGCATCCTTAACTGCTTTCTCTGCTGTCTTAACTGTGTCCCGGAGGTTGTAGTACAATTCTCTGGTGTGCGAGCCGTAGGTCGTGCCTCGAACGAATCGGTTAATGATTGGAACCTGACCGACATTGTCTATGGATGCCGTGCCATTGACCGCAGAGAATAAGCCTCCA